GTCGAGGTTGAGATTTTTGACATAGGCGACTAGTTCGTTAAGTTCTTTATCACGTTTCGTATTTTTGAGGTTTTTCTCCATCATCACCACATTCTCACGCAACTTGGGAATGTTAACATTCTTCAGGCGCATACGATTGATAAATACAGTCTGTTTGTTGGGTGGGAGGGTGCTTTTCCTCACGAAGTTTATGAAATTTTCCTTATTCTGTTCGAGGATGGTATTTGCCTCACGTTTCTTATTTTCACTCTTTTTGATGCCCGCCTCTTCTATGCGTTTTTTGAGGGGGACTAAACGGTCCAAAAATCTGAGGTTGCTGATGGCCCGTGAAAAATTAGAACTGACGTTTTGTTCGTTGGAAAATTTAGACAAGGCTACCTTACTCGCTTGTACCAGGTCTAACTTGACCACGTTAAGTGCCTGCATGGTACTCGCACCGGATATGGCACCGGCGAATGAGTCATAGATTCCAATCTCTTTCGCCAAGTTGGTGAGCTTATCTTTCTCATTTGAAAGTTCCGCCATCAAACGCCTCTCACCAGCCTTTTCTATTGTACTCTTGAGTGCATCGGCTTTGTCATCCGTGTCGACAGCCATAATCTGTTTCGTAAAGTTTTGAGCGACGCCTAATTTTGTCGCAATCTCCACGAGCTCCACGCGTTTACCGGCTATGCCTTTAAGGACTTTTACCTTTTTCAATTGCTTAGCCTCTTCTATGAGATTACCCACGGCAAATTTACCAGTTTTGAACTTATTCAAAATTTTAGACTGGTTCACCTGACTGATACCGAGGTTCTTGATAGATTCACGGAGCAGTTTCCTCTGTTTCGAGATGCGTTCAGAAGCCTTCTTCTTTTCGAGCTTCTTTGCATTCTCGACAAGGGTTCGTATGGTATTCTTTCCATCATCAAACTTTTTGAGAAGAGCGTTCTTATCGGTTTGATTGATCTGGATACCTTCGAGACTCTTAGCGAGTGTCGCACGACGAGTGCCTAGGTTTTGTTTCTTACGATACGCGGCAATTTTCTGACCCCTCTCGTACAGTTCATCCAAATTTGATTTGTCATTGACTGTATCTAGAAGTTGGTACAGATCGTCATAGTTAAGATTTACGTTCGCGAGACGGCGTTCGAGGTCACGCCTCTTTTTTCCTATCTCTTCCGAACGTCGACCCTGGTGTAATGCCAAGGCTTCTCTATAAAGAGTTTGGGGGTCTACTCTACCCTGTTGAACCCTCTGTTGGTAAGACTCGATTTCTGACTTACTAAGAAAAGGTAGTGCAGCCAGCCTTACTCTGAATGTATCCACATTCATTTATAATAGGCTGATAAAAAAGTATACCCCTTGTTGAATAACCGTATTTTTTCTTCATAATCCATACCAAAATCAAACACGTTCGTATCTTCCACGTTTATTTCTACTATTTCTATCGGTGCATCGTACGTGACACGGTTCGAAAGAGCTGACCGTACGAGCGTCTCTACAAATTGTTTCGGTGTTTCTATGTCGTCTTGGTACATTCGATTCATTTTAATTTTTATACACGTAATCTCGTGTGCCTTTTTATCATAAAACGGTGAAAGTGGAAATTCCTCTTTCATTCCTCCATCTACATACGTATTACCATTGTATTTGCCACATGCAAAAATAAACGGTACCGCCATACTCATACACACGGCGTCTATGACTTTCATGTCCGGATGGGTATCCTTTGAAAAATAAACTGTTTCGGATGTATTCATACAAAACGCCGATACGTATATTTTTGTCTCCAACTCTTCAAATGTGGGATCCGATCCACAAATTTCAACCAATTTTTTACGTATAGGAGCCATGTCAACAAATCCAAATTTGTTAAAAAAGGAGCCTATACGTATCTTAACAAAATTGGGGATATTGAGTTCGAGTGAAGTTTCGAAAATTTCATCAATAGACAACCCAACTGCTAAGAATAAAGCCAATATGGCACCCGCGGAAGACCCTGATATCTCTTTAACGTCAGTGAGTTGTGTCTCCCGAGCCTTCAACGCTCCTATGAGAGAATAGATACCCATGGAAGCTGGTCCTAGTACCAAGTACTTCATCCTCCTACTTAATAGAATTGAGGAAATTGACGACGCAAAAGCGCAAACACGATCGCGAATACGATTGAGTGCACAAGAACGGCGTTCAGACTGGTCTGACCGGAGCGGAGGACGCCGCCGGATCCAGGAGGGAGAGTGAGAAGAAGACCGGGGCTCAGCGCGAGGAAGAGCGCAGTGCTGACGATGAGGTCGTTGCGGGTGAGGACGAGACCCATGGCCCTGGCGATGAGACTGTATACGAGGAAGAACACAAGCGCGTGGAAGAAGATGGCCATCTGACTGGTTTTGCGGTTTCCAAAAGTAACCTTGGAGCCGTCGGTGGTCAGAACAACACCGGGGCTCAGCGCGAGAAAAAGAGCCGCAGGGATAGCCACTTTTTGAGCAGTAAGATTGGGAGGGAGCATTTAATATATACCCATAAAATTTTTAGCAAAGTCTACGAAGTGGTAAAATGTTGCACCACGCATCATGTATCCATGCAAACCATTTTCATTGATACAGCGCCTGAGACTTCTCCAAATGTGACTGAGTCTCTTCTCGTACCACTCAGTTTGTTCCTGGTATTCCCAGGTCACGCGTTCGTGATACATGTAATGATCCGTGTGACAGAATTCCACAAAATCACAAAATTTCCCCGTGTGGTTGATTTGGGCGTCGTACATGAGCGTGTTAATCATGTTCCACATGTATCGCAATTCATCTGAATATTCGACTTCCCAATCTTCAATATTCAGAGGAGTGTCGTCGATGATATCATCGTCATCACTGGCGTCGTGTTCGAATCCAGTGGACGCTTCGTATACGTATTGGCTCCAAACCATTGTGGCTTGTTTACTTATCTTCTTTAGGGGGCTTATCTTTTATACCGGTTAACGAGAGTGAAGTTGACTCCTTCGTCTTGAGGTTATCCTTGATTGCATTTAAAGCTCCCTCAACCTTGGCTTCATCACCGCTAAAAAATACGAGAAGACCATCCTTGATCGCATCCTTGTTCATGCTGCCCTTCCTGACAGTTTTACGAATACTAATCTTCCCTTTCCTGAGGTTAATGGTATCAATACCCTGAGAAACCATATGCGTCTTGACTACCTCTTTGAGCCGCTTCTCTTCCTGGTTTAGGATTTTGATATCAGATTTCGCTTCAGAAAGTTGTTTTGTAAGTTCTACGAGCTTGGAGACGCTCTCGGAAAGTTCGTTAGAAACGGTAGTCATTATTAAACAGGTCTAGTGTCTAATCTTTAAGCGCACAAACCACGTTGCATGGTATCGGGAACAATGGTAGAGTTGTTCCAAACGTAGGGGTCCTTGGGGTTAGGAGGATCGGCCCTGATCTGTTGGTTCGCGTTGCGGAGGGCGCCACCGATAGTCTCGGGGAAGCCAACCTGCTGACGGGGCTCGAGGAAGTTCTGCCCCTTGAGGATGTCCTCTGGGGCGAACTCACCAAAGTCCTCATCGGAAGCCACCTCGCGGGGGAGGAGGGAGGAGGCAAGTCCGGTACCCTTGTTCATGCCACACGCAGAAGCGGAGGCAGCTGGGGCAGCGGCGGGGCCATTGGAAGGGGCCGCACCGAACGCCGAGTACTCACGCTCGACGATCGCGTAACCAGACTTGGAGTTCATGTTGAATAGAAGAAAAATGAGAACAGCGATGGCCACGAGCATCATGATGGTTTGCCTACGACCCTTGAACATCGACATCTTTTATATACTATTAACAAATTTTTTTATTCTTCTTGCTCATCGACAAATGCATACTGGTCTGGGTATACATCGAGAATTGGATCGGGGTGCACCTTGACCTGGACAACATTCCACGAAGAACCGAACGCCTTCTTGGCGAACCAAAGCCCGGCAAATTCGAGAATGACATTGCACATTTTACCGGTCTGCACCGCCTCAAAGTCGACGACCTCCTGCTGCGCGTCGAATACCTTGGTCGCCTCGATACGATCGCCCGTGAGCTGACCGTTGACTACACTGGGGGTGTACGCACCCTTGATGACCGTATCAGAGAGCTGCTTACCAAACCACGACTCACAGTTTTCGTTCGCCGCCTCGAGGTTGGCCGTGTCGACATCCTCAATCTTCTTGAGGTTCGCCTCGGACGCGAGGTCAAAAACAACTTCGCCTGACACGTCAGCAACCTTCACGTTGTTGAGCTGAATGAGACACTTTCGCTTGGTGTCGTTGAGAGTCTTGACGAAATAAAGGCCATCTTCACCCTTAGCAGGAGCGTTGTAAATCATTTATGTTTATGTTGTGTCTTATTTCTTTAACCCAACAAAGGGTATGGCAGCCGATTTATTTAACACGTTCTTATCAACCCACATGTTTCGCCTGGGTTTGAACCCGTATAAAGTGTTTGAGACGTTAAAATTCTTTGGTAAATTTTTAGAGTTCTTCGGTCTGAGATTAAACTCATTCTTGACGTATGAGTTATTCGTAACATTCTTCCACGTCTGCGAACCGAGGTTGAAACGTTTGTTACCACTCGACTTTTCGTATCCGTTCACCTTGGTGTTTTTGACAGCGCTTTTGAAACCGTAGACCATTTGCTTGGAAAGTCGGTCGTCTGAAGGTTTCGTCGTAAAATTCTTATATTTGTAAGGATCGATGCGTTTAGCCTGGTTCATGGAAACGCGTGCATTTTTCTTCGTGGCTGGGGCTCCTTTTCGAATAATCTTTCCGCGTACACGTTTAAACACGTCTTCAATAGAATCGTTCAATTTAATGCGTTTATCGAAGAGACGGGCTAACCTCACGAGTCTCTGTCGATCCTTTTCTTTCTTCTCCGGACGAAGTTTGAGTTTCTGCATGAGATAGATATCTTCTATCAAAAATTCTTTGCTCGCGATGTAGACCTTGTTATTCGTCACGAGTTTACCCGTGTCCAAATTACGATACGTGATACCCCGACGCCTGGAAAGAACGACCTCGTAGCCAAACTCATTTGGGCGCATACAGGGTATATCGAGAATTCCGCCGATATTTAAATCTTCTATCTTACCGGATTGTGGGGAAAAGTACCGAATATTCATGTCCAGAGCAAACAATTCCACGTCTATGAACACGTCACCCTTCGCCGGTTGATTCGTAGAACTGGTCTTTTTCTTCTTGATGAGCGTGTACCGACGCGTGACGACGGGGGCTCCCTGTTTGAAGCCGATACCCAAAAACTTGAATATCTTAGGATGTTTCTTACGCATGGTTATGAGTCGTCGCTTTACGCGGGGACCCAAGCGTTTGGCGATCTCTCCCAGTTTGTCCCACAGTATAAGTTTTGTGGCTTGAAGTTTACCAAAGTATTGTGGATTCACGGACATTCTAGGAACAAATTTCGCATCTATGTCACTTGTGACGATTCGGTTGTTATAATCGACGTACAGATTAAAGGCTTCTCCTCCACTCACGATGACATCACCCATATTTTTCATGTGTTCAGAGACTTCACCGATAGTCTCTATGATTATGTCTCGAATGGAATCGGTCACGAGAACATACATGATTTTTTCAAAATCCCTTTTGCTGTGTGTGTTGTGTACACGAGCCCTGAACTTACCAAGATCTCTCTGAAGATTTCGGTCGTAATATTTTTTCAGTTTACCATCATTGAAAAGTAAATTTTCATTCAAAAATTTTTCGATGGTGGATTTCGAATATATTTGTTCATCCATTATTATATTGTGACATAATAATATGGTCTGTAGTCTGATAGACGAGTGTAGGTGTTATGCATACGAAGATGAACAGAAACAGTTTTGTGGGGTGCGTCGAGGACCCGTAGTGGAGCCGTGTCAAGAAGACTGTTGCTTCGGGGGATGCCCTGATGACGGTAGTCGCCAACCGTTTAGAATCATACAGCGCCCAAAGAAAGTGGAGGTGGTGGAGAACTTTGATCAGGTTGGAATATCCGTTTTAATACTCGTGTTAATTACGGTTCTTTTTGGTCTACTTTACATCGACTTAAAGATTAGGTCCGTAAGAAAGATATAATGTCTCTTGAAACCATTCAGACCGAACTTGCCGCTCTCCGCAACGAC